CGCACTCGTCGAACGTGTCGGTGAACTCGCCCAGGTACTCCCGGATGTACTGGCTGGTCTTTTCGGTCCAGCAGTTGGTGGCCCGCACCTCGGCCAGCTGCTCTTCCCGCGCCTGCCGTGACTCGCCGATGTACGGGTTGTCCAGCAGCGTCCAGTGGTGCTTCTCCCAGCCAGGGTTGTTGACGCAATCCCAGAAGTAGCCTTCCTTGAGCACGGTGGGCGTGCCCAGGAGCACGATCTCACCGCGGAAGTCGAAGGTGGCGGGCTCGAGAACATCGACCACCAGGAAGCGCAGGATGCTGCTGCGCCAGGCGCCGATCTCATCGACCAGGACGGTGTGGAACTTGCCGCCGCGTAGCTTGTCTGCCGCCTCGGCGGTGTCGGCGCCCCACATCTGGAGGTATGAGCCGTTGGGCAGCGTGGCGATCTTCAACGTGTGCTGAAACTTCACGTCCACGCCGTGCTTGACGGCCCACATCTGCAGCTCCTGCCAGAGCGCGTCGGCCGCGGCGCAGCTCAGGGTCCGCTCGATGATGGGGACCATGGCGCCGGGGTGCTTGAGGGCGCTGGACAGGGCCAGCGCCAGCAATACGCTGGTCTTACCTCCGCGGCGGCCGGCGTGGCACAGCCGGCGGCGGTGCTTGCTGTCGAAGATGCGGCGCTGGGCCGGGAACAGGCCCGCAACCAAAGCGGAAACGGCGGCAGGGAATCTCTCCCGCCGCCGCTTCTCGTTCAGCAGTGCCCGTGCGCGCGCCTTATCGAGTGTGGTGGTTGCCATCCTTCGGGGACGCGGCTGGCCGGAAGCCCGAACCCCTACACGTCCCGCACGTACGCCCGTCGACGAACCCGGAGCCCTGACAGAAGAGGCATATCCAGGACGCACGTGCGGGGGTCGCCGGCTCCGCGGGCTGCGGTGACTTGCGGGCGCCGGGCGGTAGGCCCTTGCCCAGGCGCCCCTCTTCCAGCTCCTGCAGGAACATCACAGCCCGCCACGCCATACAGGCTGCGTCCTCGTACTCGCCCAGCTCCTCATTGTAGGTCTCCGCGTCGCACAGGTGCCGTGCTACGCAGTCCAGGTGGTCGCCCGACTTGTCGCGGTTGTGGTGCAGCGGCTGCCCGGGGTTGTGCTTGTCGTTCCCGCGCTGGCTCACCCGCGCCATGGCCGCAAGGGCCAGGGGCGCGTAGGCGATGAGACCCGAATAGATCGGGGTCCGCTTGCGCTCCTCGCTGTCGGTGCTCAGTACCGGCTCTGTCCGTTTCGCTGTCATCCTACCCTCCATTTTGCCAAGACTCTTGCCTGCCGCCGGATGGCAACGGGCGACGTGTGAACTTCCGGTGCCTTGGTGAACAGTCGCCACGGTGTGGGCCTGCCGACACCGTATGCCGAGCAACCGTGGTAGATGTGTAGTGGCCCCACGGCCCCGTTCACCATCTTCAGCGCGTTGTCTCCGTGGCACAGTAGCACTTCGCCCGGTGTCGTGCCCAGCCAGTCACCTTTGTGGGTGGTCACCAGCGCCATGGCGTCCTTGGTCATCACCCAGGCGTCGAGCACCGGAATCAGCTCCGGCACGAACGCGCTCGGGTCGTAACCGGGATGCGGGAAGCAAGTTGGGCTGCCTGTAAGCTCCTCGATCCACGCCAGCATCACCTCCTCGTAATCCCGCTGACGGTCGAAGCGAAACCAGACCGGCGTCACGCTGCCTCCTGAACCCAGACTTGGGCTACCTTTATACATACTCTGCTGCGCGGCGGAGTAGTTCTGGATCGTCCGCGAACAAGCCGAGACCTCGATTGCACTTTGAACATAACAGTCCCCTGACCTCTCCTGAAGTATGACTGTGGTCCGCCGCCAACGCCAGCGGTCTGCCCTTACGACACACAGTCTCCGGTTTCTGGCAGATGGCACAACACCCTCGCTGCCGCTCCCAGAGTGTACGATACGCGTCGGGGGAGCACCCGGACGTGCGCGCTCGTTGGTTCTCCGAATGGCACGCCTTGCAGCGCCCGTTCACAGCCGTCCAGCCAACATCCGCCAACCGGTGACCTCGTGAACACGTCTCGTTAGTCGGTGCCTTGGCGCGGCTGCGTCGCGAACACTCGCGGCAGTAGCCGTCGGAACGGACTCCGACGACCGACAGCTCATGCCCGTGCTTACAGTGCGTCCTCATGCAGGCTCTTGTACCCAGATCGGGCAGTGCTCAGTGACTCCGCGCTTGGCGTCGATGAGAAAGAACGCCTGCTGCGCGGGCTCCGGCTCGTAGCCGAGGAAGTCCGGGAACGTGCCGTGACCAACGAGCGAGCCGTTCACGATGAGCTTCTGGCCAGGGTGGTACTGGTGGAAGTGGCCCACCAGGCTGAGCTGCGCCTTGAACATCTCGCGCCACCGACCGGCTGCCCGGTTGAGCGGCACGAGGATTCCGCCGACGCCGCCCTGTGAGCGCACGCTGTCGCCGTGGTGGATGTGCACGCGCATGCCCGCCGCGGTGGTGACTGCATGGTGGCCCGTGGGCAGCTGCCAGGTGATGCGCTTCTCGCTCTTGAAGTGGGCGGCCACGAAGTGGTAGAGCAAAGTCTCGTAGCTGTTGTCCGCCGCCGTGGCGATATGGGTCTTGTGCGTGGTGCGGCCGTGGTTTCCGAACTGACACACAACGTGCAGGTCCAGGTCCTCCACCTCGAGCAGCGAGCGCAGCCCGCGAATGATGTGCTTGGCCGCAAACATGACTTCCCGCACGGGGCTCATGCTGTTGGACTCGACCAGCTCCGGATGGATGTAGCCGCTGATCATGTCGCCGTTCAGGACGACGAGCATGCGGCGGATGTCGAACATCGAGCGCTTGTGCTCGACCTGATAGCGCGCGCCTGCAAACAGGCGCTCCATGCGGGCCTCGGCAATCTTGGGGTTGAACTCGTTCAGGCCGTTGACCGTGGCCGGGTTCACGGTCTCGCCCACATGCCAGTCGGAGCAGAGCAGGGTTGCGACCGCCGGGCGCGTGTGTCGCGGCGCGAAGCGCATGAGCGGCTTCTTCCCGGGAAGCTCGATACGGTTGCTGAGCCGCTTGATGTCCTGCTCAAGGCGTTGGCCCTGTTCGAGCTGGGCGATCTGCTGGCGCAGCTCGAGGATCACTGCCTTGTCGGTGTTCGCTTGTTTCACTTGCTGAGACCTTTCTGGAATCGAATGAAGCTGGTAGACTGTTGCGTGAAGAACTTGTAGGGCACAAAGCCCCGCGAGATGAACAGCCGCTGAGATGGGATGTTGTGAGCGGCGATGTAGGTGCGCCAGGGGAGCCCGTCACCCTCGGCCAGAGCGAGGTCGAGCATGCCCCGCGCAAAGCCGTTCTTGCGCCACTCAGCGGCGACTCCGATACGGTCGAGCCATGCCCCACGGGTGCTGGTTCGCCACGTCACAAAAGAGACGACAGGGCCCTCAGCGTCGAAGCGCAGGACCGCGGCGGAGTGGCCGCGGAACCCCGGCACGTCGTCGGCCGGCAGGACATCCTCGTGCAGCTCTTGCAGCTCACGACGTACGGCGGCAGGGATTGTGTGGTGAATGGTGTAGAGCATGGCGTCCTCACTTACAGTCGGCCCAGCTGTTCCCGATTTTGCCGTCGGCCTTGAAGGGGACACGAAGCTTCACTGCGGTCTCGACGTGGCGGATCATGTCCGCCTTGGCGCGCTCGGCCACGGCTTCGCCGGCCTCGGCCACGAAGCTGTCGTGCTCCTGGCAGATGAGCACCACCTGGTTGGGGCCGTGACCCCAGAAGCCCGCTGCCCGCCACTCGTCATACAGGCGGACCATGGCGATCTTCATGATGCCCGCCACGCTGCCCTGAATGGCGGTGTTGGGGCCGCGGTTGCGGCTCATCCAGTGGAGGGCGCGCTTGCGCAGGATCTTGTCGAACACCACCTTCCCGGAGATCGGGCGGCGGAAACCGTCGACCGTGCGCATGTAGCCGTTCTCAATGATGAAGTTGTAACACCACTCCTTGAACGCCTCGATGGTGGGGAAGCGGCGGTAGAAGGTGTCGAGGGCGAGCTGCGCTCGCTCCTCGCTGCAGTTCATCTTGCCGGGCGCGCTGAGGGCGCGCGCCGTGATGTTGTACAGCGAGCTGAAGTTGACCACCTTGGCGTCGGTGCGCTCGAAGCTGGGGTCCATCGCCCGCAGCATCGCCAGCGTACCGGCATGCACATCTTCCTCCAGCTCGTAGCAGAGGCTCAGCTCCGGGTCCTGGCTCAGGTGCGCCGCGATCCGCAGCTCGGCCTGGTTGGCGTCGACCACCACGATCTTGCGACCGGGGGGCGCCACGATGGCCTTGCGGATTGCCTTCCCTTCCTTGGAGCGGGAAGGAAGGTTCTGCAGGTTGGGGCCGCTGCTACTCAGGCGCTGCGTGTCCGTGCCCGTCAGCTTGAACCGGCAGTGCAGGCGCCCGTCGGCGTACTGCGACGGGGCCGCGATCATCGGACGGCAGTAGGTGGACACCAGCTTGTCGAGCTTGTTGAACTCGAGCCGCATGCGCGCCAGCTCTCCGCCCAGGCCGGGCAGCTTACAGAACGGCAGGAGCGTTTCCTTCTCGGTGCTGAAGGCGCCCTTCGCGTTGCGCTTGAGCCCCTCGGTGGGCCACACCTTGAGCACGTCGTAACACCACTTGCTGATCTGCTCGGAGCTGCTGATGTTGGCGCCGCGCTCACAGTCCAGGTCCTGGACCTCGGTGCGATACTTGACGTTCCCGTTCTTGAACAGGCCGTCGGCCACCTTCACCTTGACGGGCAGGCTCACGGTCGTGGTGGTCATCAGCTCGAACTCGGCGCGGATCTCATCGCAGCGCTTCGACCACTCGGCGGCGGCTTCGCTCAGGGCGGCTGTGTCCACCGCCATACCCGCGGCTTCCATCGCGCGGATCGGCTCGATGCACTTCTGATCCAGCTCGACCATGTGGCGCTGCAACTCGGCGGGAAGACGGGCCCAGGCGTACTCGCCCAGCTCCAGGCAGTCCACGGCGTCGTGCCGGCAGTAGGGGGCCACCACGCTCAGGGCCACTGTCTCGAGCGGCTGACCCTTGGTGATCGCTTGGAAGTCCGGGCGCTCCGGCTTGCCCAACATCTTCACGCGTAGGAACTTCAGCGCCAGCTTGTCGTCGCCCTTGCGCTTCTCGTTGCCGTCCTCGTCCAGGTTGCCCAGCAGCCAGACGGCTACCATCGAGTCGTGGAACATGCAGTGCGTGCCCTCGTTGATGAAGCCCGCGTTCATGCAGGTCTGCAGCTCCGCGCTGGCGTTGTGGGCCCACACCCGGATCCCGCGGTCCGCCGCCTCGAGCAGCGCATCGATAATGCGCGCCACGTCGAAGCTGTCGGCGTTGTCCGCGTCCTCGTGCCGCACGGGCACGTAGGTACTGCCGGGCTTGCGCTCACCGGGCAAGAGGTAGGCGATTGCAAAGCCGTGCAGCTTGGCGCGAAGGGCGTCGGGCTTCGCCTTCTGCCCGGGAAGCTTGATGGTGGGGCTCGTGTACTCCACGTCGAAACCAAGCACAGCGGCCTGCTCGATCTTCTTCAGCAGCGTTTCAACGTCGCCCACACAACCTCCACACAAACGGCCGCTTACGGCGGCCAGTCGGCACGGACTACGTGCGTCAGGGTGCGGTCTGGTCTCAGTCGTCGAGGGAGTCGTCGTCGCTGTCGAAGGGTTCTGTTTGTGGCTTCTTCGCAGGGCCGACCTTGGCGGTGGGCTTCTTCGCGGGCGTCGTCTTGGCTGCCGGCTTCTTCCCGGGCCGAGCTTCGCCGCGCTCTTTGCGGGCAAAGCAGTTGAACCAGCAGTCGTCGATGTCTTCCTGTGTGAGCGGCGCTTCGAAGCTGAGGCTCAGCTTTCCGTCGCGTTCCCACACAGCGCCCACCTTACGGAACTTGCTAGTGCGCTCGTTGCCCTGGTAGTCTGTGAACGTCTGCTCGTTGTCGTCTTTGCGAACCGTGACAATGTCGTACTTGGGACCCATGCTCATTTCCTCCTCAGTCGTTTCACGCCTTGGCTTCGACGCGCGCCTGCGCGTCCTTGTATGCCGCCTTGAGGGCGGCGAAGACTGCTTGACCACGGTAGCCCAGGAGCTGTCCGCGGAGCGCCTGGAGCCCTGCTGCGTCACCGGCTGCCAGCTCGTTCAGCTTGGCGACCAGCGCCGTTGCGTCTGCGTCCTCGACGGCCGGAGCGGGAAGACTGGGGGCCGCCTCTTCCTTGGCCGCTTCCGTCTTGCGCGACTTCCGCGCCGGCTTCTCGGGGGCAGCTTCAGCCGCGGGCTCGCCGCGGTCCTGCATCGGGCTGTCCGAGTCCGCGTCGTCCAGCACGCCCTCGAGCGGGATGCAGAACGTCTGGAAGGCGAAGTATTTGTACGCCATGCTGAGCGCCTTGCTGGTGCTCTTGTCCTGGGCGTCAATGGCCTCGGCACACACGACGGTGCTGAGATACGAGCCGTCGACGACGGACATGATGTTGTACCGGACCTGCACGTTCGCCAGGAACTTGGTCTTCCCGTTCACCACCAGACTACTCACGTTGTGAGCCAGTACGCTCGGAAGCACCACCAGCTGGGCCTCGACCAGCACTTTGCTCATGGCGCCGAGCACCGCGTCAATGCCGCGGAAGTTGAAACCCTGGGCCGCGTTCTCGCTGCTCTTGTCCACGCCCATCTTGGCCAGCGCGCGCGTGGCTTTCGCCATCGCACTGTACACCGCACCAACCTGACTACCTATCTCACTCATGTAAACCTCCGGATCGTTTCTGTTGTTGACTTGAGTGCCGACCCTTCGACACACTGTCTTGAATGTTCTCGGCCTGCGTTCCCAGTCTTAGGTGTGCTGGATTGCAGCAAGCCGGCGTATCGCAGCTGTGCATCACCACCAGCCTATCAGGGATTATACCGACAAAGGTTTGATACGCAAGCCGATGAGCAAACAAAAGCTTCCCACGAAAGCGCACCTGCCCGTACCCGTTACGATCGCGGCGCCCCGTCCAAACCCAGCACTCGCCTTCGCGGGCGACGTGCTTGGCTACCTCTGCGTAGGCACTCGCAGCCCGCCGTGTCATACCAGGCCACCGATCTGCTCGATGAACTGCGCGGTCTCCGCCAGCCAGTGGGCCTCCAGCGTCGAGCTGCGCTCGATAAGAAAGTCCAGCCTGGTATCCCCGCCAACCACGCACGTGATCCAACCACGCGGGGCGTCCATCACGTACATCTGCACGGCCAGCTGGACGATGTACTTCAACGGCGGCTGCAGTGGTCCGAGCTGCAGGCGTTGCGTGTACGCCTCCACCACGGCCGCGCGCCAGTTGCCGCGCGGTGTGCCCCAGTCCTTCTTCGCTACTTTCATGGTGACCGGCGGGAAGCGCTTGACGATATCCACGATCCGGATATCTGCCGCCCATGCGTGTTGCGCATACTCGTCGCGGCTGCCAAACTGCGTCCAGTTGCTGAACGCTTCGAAGCGCACGTTCTTGGACTCGACGGGCAGGCCATCGATGATTCCGTCCGGGGTCGCCGCGATGGCAGGTCCACCGTCGCGCGCCAACAACCAGTCATTGGACTCGAACTCCAGGTGCGACGTCTCCTCGGCGAACCAGGAGAGCACACCCTTTTCGAGGTGCCGGCCCGCGGCCACGAACGCCAGCTTCCCGATCTGATCCTCCTCGTCGACCACGACGGCTGCCGACTTCTGGGCCGCCAGCTCTTTCGGTGAGAGGAAGCCCACGTCGAGGATGCAGGCTACCTCGCTGGCTGTGATGAAGCTCTTGCGCGCCTCGAGCCACTTGTTGCGGTCAGAGCTGGACGCGATCTTACGGTAGGTCAAAACATCACCTCACCCTTCAGGTTGAACTTGTCGCACACCTGGGCGCGGTCGACGTTGAACAGCATCAGGCACATGGCCATGGGCGCACACTCGTCGCTGGTGCGGGACTGGCCCGCACGCTTCCCGCTCATGATGATCGTGTGCTTCTCGTAGCCAACGAACGGGAACGGGTCCAGCTCTATGTACGCGCCGATACGCCGCGCGGTGTTGCGCGCCAGACGCCACCACTTACGGTTGCTCCGCACAGGACACAGCACCGCAATCGCGGGAAGATGGGGTTCGAAGGCTTCGCTCATCGCCTTCTGCAACCAGGTCTGCAGGTCGGCGTATGGCGGGTTGACGAACGTGCCGCTGGTCCATTGGATGGCCAGACCGTCGAGGGCTATACCGTCCGCCCAGGTGCCAGCTTCCACGAAGCCGCGCTGGTCGCCGAAGTCGTCGACCGCGGCGCATGGGTCCAGCACGATAGTCCCGCCGAACACGGCGCGACAGAAGTCCGCGATGTTACGCGGCGTCAGGATCTCCTGCTCGCGTGCCGCCGGCTTGTCTGCCCGGTTCCCTGTGTTCAGTCCTGTCATCGCGTCGCTCACAGCCCACCTCCGCCCAGCGCGTCCAGCACCGCGTCGTAACCCTCGAATCTCCAGTCGTCCAGGTCGGTGTCCTTGCGGTTCCAGGGCTGATCGAACAGCAACCCGCGGTCCTTGTTCCCGGGGTGGCGAATCGTCGACGGCTTGTCGTCGATGAGGTACGACCCGTGCACTCGGTGCTTGGCGTGGGTGAACACGATGTCGACGCCGGGAAAGTGGGAGTGCAGGAGGCGCTCGCGCGCCGGCACCCAGCAGCCCATGCCCGACCACTGGCTGGTGCAGAACACCACTTCGCCCAGCTTCTGAAGCTCGGCAATGAAGCGCTCAGCATCGGGGAACAGCTCGATCTCCCAGCCCAGGCGATCGCGGCTCAGCTCGTACTCGACGAACCGGGCATAATCCTCCACGTGCGGGAAGAGCCAGGGCTCGAACTCGAACTGGGCCTGTTCCGCGGCGGGCGGAACGACGTGGTTGAAGTCGGGCGTCTTCCCGCCGTTGAGCAGGCCGTGCACCAGCACGAAGTCCTGGGCCGCCCGGTGCACCGCACCGCTGCAGTTGGCGATCACGCCGTCCACGTCGCACAGGATAACTTCACGCGTCATATCGAATACCTGCCTTCCGTAGCCGTGCCTTCCACTGCTCCACTGCCAGGATTTCCGGGTCGACCGGAACCCTCACCGGCTCCGGCTTGATCCGGCACATCGCGTACATCACCACGCCCACGATCGCCGCCTTGACCCACTTCACGATCCGCCTCCCAACTTCTTCAGCTCTTCCTCCAGCTCCGCGTCGCTCAGGTTCTCGGTGTCGGGCACCATCGCCTTGGCAATGTTCTGGGCCTGGCTCACCGAGGAGATGAGCGCCTGCAGCTTCTTCGCCTCGCCCAGCGACATGGGCAGGCCCTGAGTCTGCGCCTGCTTCATCAGCTGCAGCTCACGGGCCACGATCTCGTTGGCGTCGGCGAGCACAGCGCCGAGAGCGGGCTGCACGGTGGCGACGGCTTCGGTGGTCGGCCCGGTGCGCAGCGCCTTGGCAGCGGCGCGCACGCGGGCTAGTTCGGTGTTCGTCTTCTTGGTCACGTGGTGACCTCCTCGTTGTCGTCATCCCGGTGCAGGCCGACGGCGAGCGCCGCGGCCCGGAATCGCGCCAGGTACGTGGTGACGGTCTTAGCCGAGAGACGCGGGAAGAGCCGGGCAATCTCCGCACCCCTCCAGCCGTTCACATACAGCAGGGCCCACGTGCGGCGGGTGAAGTCCTCGAAGTTCACGGTGTGGAAGTGGCGGCCCAGCACCACGAACAGATCGGCACCCTGGGTCTCCGCTCCCTGCTCGCTGATGGCCCGGCCGCGCCCGATGTGGTCGACCAGGAATGCCGGCTCAAGGTCGCCGTTCTCCTGCAGCGTCCACTGCTCGATGTCGCGGAAGCCGCTCTGTTTGAGCTTCCCGTACCACTCCTGCTGGAGGGCTCGGAACTCGTCGCTCTTGTGGTAGGTCATTGCCACTCACCGGGGCACTCGACGGTTACGTAGTCGAGCAGGTTGATTGCCTCTGCCAGGTCATCCTTGACCGTGATACCGTAGCGAGCGTGCACCGATGCAATCGCCGCCTTCTTCAAGTCGTCGCGGCCCTTGGGCAGCGGCTTCCCGAGCGTGAACTCACGGAAGGTGCGGGGGGCCACCCAGCAGCTGTCAGCCGGCCCGGTGACACCCAGGTCCTGGAGCAGCCCGCGCACGCGGCCGATGCCGGAGCCGATGCTGAGGACGGTGGTCATCGAGCGATAGCCGCTGCGCTCGTAAGCCAGCAGCGCCTTGCCGCCGCCCATCACGTTGCGCGCCAGCCACAGCGTCAGCTCGTCGCTGAACTGCGTGGTGAACAGCGGGCCCTGATACTGGAAGTCGGGCACGCGGAGGTTGGCCAGCTCCGGCTCGTCCGGCAGCGTGGCGGTGATGCGCGCGGCACAACCAGCGTCGGCAACGCCAGCAGGGTCGAGCGCGATGATCGCGGCGTAGGTGCGCGACGAGGGTATGTATCTGTCTGGAGTGTAAGGGATTGGATTACCCTGCTTTCTTCTGTATACCGGTTAGCCAACTGTAGGTGCGTCCAAGAACGACATCGTTCAGGGTCTGCTTTGTCACACCGAAGGCCTCGGCTAGATCACGCTGTGTCCAGCCTCCTATTATGTACCACGACAGGATTTCCCTGACAAGCTCTTTCGACATCCGCGTGTTGGTTTGTCGCCCTCGGCGCACACGATCGATCATGTTGTCGGAGTGGCTGCCCAGATACAGGTGCTCAGGATTGCAGCACGCCCGCACGTCGCAACGATGAAGCACGTCGTATTCGCCAACGTCGCCAACGAACACGACGAACGCGGCTTTGTGTGTACGCAGGTACTTCCCTCCTCCAATGCTCACGCGTCCATAACCCGAGGCGTCTTTAGCCCTAGTCCACAACCAACAGCCCTCCGATCCTCGTACTGTGTGGGCCAACAGCCGCGCCCGCAGACTCTTGGACTTGATGTCAGTGGTCACCGAGCACCTCCTCGAGCCAACCGCTGTCGGGGTCCCGGCGGAACAGCTTGCGCGCGCCCGCGGGGCCGTGCTTGTGCTTCACGTTGTAGACCTCGAGCGTGTTGTCGCCCGTCGGGTAGAGCAGCAGCACCGCGTCCGCGCCGCCCTCCAGGCTCTTGGAGTCGCCCAGGTCGCTCATGCGTGGGCGGGGCGGGCCCTCGTCATCGTCCTGGCCCTTGCGTTTCTGCGGCTTCTGAGGGCGCTGCAGGTGGGCGTTGAGGATGAACACGCACGCCTCTTCCCGCCCGAGCGCGCGGAGTCTACCCACAATCTGCCCGATCTCCTGCGTGCGCTGCATCTGCGTCTGCTGGCCCAAGCTCAGCAGCTGGATGTAATCGACCAGCACCACGAACGGTCCGTCGTCGGCGATGTCGGTGCGGAACTCCCGCACCGCGTCCTCGATGGCAGGCAGCGTCGCCAGTCGCGGATCCGTAATAAGCGTGATCTGCTCTTGCTGGTCCGTGTCGATGATGGCGCCGCGCTTTGACACCTCGCGCTCCGAGTCCTCAAAGCTGAGGTACAGCGACTTGCCCGGCAGGTAGGCCAGCTCGCGCAGGCCGAACATGGACTTGCCGGTGCCGGGCCAGCCGCCCACCACTATAAGGCTGCCAATCTCGCTGCAGCCGTTCAGCGCCGGATCTCCGGCGGCGCGGCGCATGAACCCGGTGCCCCAACGAACGGACTCGAGCGCGCGCGCCTTCGGGTCCTTCAACCACTCGACGTATTCCGCCCGTGCCTGGGCCAGCGTTTTCATAGACGCTCCATCGTCAGCGCGAGCCGCCAGAGCAGAACTATCAGCGCTAGAACTAACAGTGTCTTCATGCCAGAAGCGTAGCCTGCTCCGGCCTGTAGTGCAACCCCGACGCTGAGCAGAGAAACAGTCGGGATTCGCCTTGACTGGGAATCCCTGATGTGGTAAACTGAAACCCATCACGATGCAGCAACGAGGCTACACCGTAGCTACTGAAGTGAGCGCTCGGCCCCGCCCGACGCGCGGTCATCTCAGCAGTGCTCATCTGGTAACGATGCCACGGATCCAAGGAGTACCCACCATGCACTACGATCGATTCCCCGAAGACGCACCGCCGCCCGAGCTTCCAGCGATCGAGCTGGTGCCTGTACCCGCGCGCTCAAGGCGCGCGTTCGACAAAGAAGCAATCGCTGGCTGGCTAGCCCAAGATGTGCCAACTTATGACGTGGCCTGGCTGGTGGGCTTAGTGTTCACCCTGGCGACGATGGCACTAGTTGGATTACGGAGCTGCACATGAAAGAGATCGAAGATCGGGCAGAGTTCAATATCCAGGAGCAGCTGCGATTCATCGCCGACGCTCAAGAGGACGGGCTCGAGGTGTCGCTCTACCTGAGCACCCTCGATGACAGCCCGGTCGGGTCCGACCAGGGCCTGGCCTGGGGTGTGATGCACCTGCCCGCGCTGGACATCAAGCGCGTTACCCGCCGTGACGCGGCGTTCCTGATGGTGCCCAAACGTGATGTGTCGCTGCCACTGACCCACGTCTTCGCAATGCAGGCACGGGAAGAAGGGGGCCGCAACCGCACCCTCGTCACCCTCGACACCCCGGCCCAATACTCCGCCGCGGCCGACATGTTCAACAACACCGGCGTTCGCAACCTGGTCGGAATCGCCGCCGACCTGCCGCGCCAGGAGCCCCACCCGTCGCACGTTGAAGCTCTTCCCGCGCTCCGCCGTTCGGCGTTTCGCGTGCTGAAGGGGGGCGCTGAATGAAGCCTATCAGCAAGGAATACAGGGACACCGATCCGGGTCCCCGTCCCACCAAAGTGAGCCAGGTCACTTGCCCGCTGTGCGGCGCCGCCGTAGTGTATCAAGGACTGACCAACGTCGATTGCGCGGGACCAAGCTGCAGCAATGCGTCGAAGACGACGCAAGCGCTCAACCCCACACGCGGCAACCTGACATGGGCGCGCTGGATGGAGCAATGCTCCGGTCCGCACAAGTGGCGCTACCGCTATACCGACCTGCCGTCGGGCACGTGGCACGACGGCGGTACCGTCGGCCCAGCAGCCGCTGCGCACAGCAACTACGTTGATCAGATGGAATGGGAGATCGTGAAATGAAGACCGATTGGGAAACCGTGGCCTCGGAAGCAAGCAAGCAGCTCGAGGCAGCCCTCAAGCGCATCGACGCACTGGAGGAGCAGCTGGAAGCCTCGTCTGCCCGCGAGGACCGCCGCTCCAAACTCATTGACCGGCTGCTCCGCCGACTGGCGGTCGCGTGATCATCGCCGTCTACTCGGAACGCATGCGGGACTTCCTGAGTGATCTGGGCTGCAAGCGCACCGGCATCAGTCGGCTCGCCGGCCGCGGCGAGCGCTACGAGAGCGGAGCCCTGCACCTGGTCCGTGGCTTTGGCCACGTCCCCTGCGACCTGTTCACCTGCACCAAGGAAGAGACCTCGATGCTCGGTCGAGAGCTGGGTCCCACCTACACCCTAACCAAACGAGGATGCATCCATGTCTACGTCTGATCGGTTCGCTGACCTGAAGCGCTTCGAGGGGTGCGTGATGCACCTCTACAAGGACACCAAGGGCTTCATCACAGCCGGCGTCGGCTTCAAGCTGGACACCCTGGCGGACGCCCAGCGGCTGTCCTGGGACATTCCGGGCCAGGTTCGCCTGGACTGGGTTGCGGTGCAGGCGGCACGCGCGGGCGAGCTGCCCGAGTACTACCGCAGCATCACACGGGCCCGCCTTCTTCCCGCGTCGCTCGACGGTGAGATCCTTCGCCGCATGGGCGGCCTGCCCACCTGGATGCTGTCGCTGCCTGCGACGGTCCAAGCGGCGATGTACGACATCAAGTACAACACGGGCAACCTCACCGAGAAGGAGTGGCCCCACATGTTCGCGGCGCTGCGCGCCCGCGACTGGAAGACAGCAGCCAAGGAGTCCCGGCGCCCGGACGTGGGCAAGGAGCGCAACGCCTGGACGGCGGCCCAGATCCTCAAAGGCGCGGCGGCTTGAGCTTGGGTGGGATCCGCGGACGCCTCGAGCGGTCCAGCCACAGGTCCCACAGGATACGACACTGCCGTCTGTACAACCGAGCAAGGCCAGGCTTGACCTGGCCCAGCTCGATGAGCCGGACGCGCCACATGATGCGGGTGAACTCGTCCTTATGCTCTTGTTTCACGGATGGGCTCCTCCCAGGTCGGCAGCTGGCGGGAAGGGGGGCGGAGGGGGCATCGTCCAGCCTGGCAGGTCCGCTGTGCCCGCCCGTGGGGTGGGGTGCAGGGAGGGTGGCACCGTCTTGCTGCCGCGCTTTGGGCGGTCGCTGGGGCGGGCCTTGGGCCGTTCGACGTGGGGCACCGCGGACTCGGGCAGCTTGGCGAACCGGGCCATGGCATCGAGCACGCCGCGGGTGTAGGCCTCGAGCGCGATCTGGCGGTACTTGGGGATCCGGTCGTACCGCGGGTCGCTGAACACCTTCTTATCGAGCTGCTGGCGCAGGTCCTGCGTGTTGCGCGCGCCCCACGCCGCATCAAGGATGATGTGGTCCAGCTCCCACTCGTAGCGGGCCTGGCGTTTCACTGCGGGGCTGGCGGTCTGAACGTCTGTGGCAATCATCGTGTCCTCCTGCCCGACCGTATTGCACGGCGGGTGCCAGGCTGACAAGACCCCTAAGCGAGGGGGATCGCTAAGATATGGAAACCCCCGATAAGGGGAACCCCGGACACACGGCTGCCACACTGTGGCGCGGTGCTACGCCTCACTGAACAAACGAAAGCCCCCGGAACCGGCTGGCTCCGAGGGCTATCGAGTTCTCACGTGGCAGAGGTCACGGCAGGGGCTTGATGTCCGGGCCCTTCTTGACCTTGATGCCGACCAGCTTCAGGGCGGCGAGAGCAATCTGGAGTAGGATCTGGGGCATGGTGTCCTTTACAGTGAGTCGTTGACCTTCATGTACTCACGCTCCGCCGCGTTGAACGCGTCGCGAGCCTTGGCACATTGGGGTGACTGCGGGGCGGGGCCCGCATCGTCGTCGCGCGTCGGGCACGCGGCCAGGTAGACCTCGCGCACGGCTTCGAGCGCGTGGCCCAGCGTCACAGCGCTGTTCTCCACAACGGCCTTGGTCTCCGTGCTGGTGAGGCACGCGGGAAGAGGGAACGCAAGCGCCAGGCACAGTGCAGCAATCGTACGCATCGTAACTCCGGGTTCAGGTTTGTACAGCTGCCCGGGACGGGGTCAGCGCTTCGACCGACCGGGGAGCAGCGTGTGGGCCGCGCCCATCACGCCGCGGGCGGCTTCCCGCGCCGCGCGCCCGGTGTCCACGACCACGTCCACGATCTTGGTGCCGTCGGGGGCCGTGCCGATGGACTGCACGCGGTAGTCCTTGGCGGTGGGCACCAGCACTTCGGACTCCAGCGGGTTCAGGGCCAGGCCCGTAGCCTTCTGCTGGCGGAAGATGACCGGCACCTTGCCTGGGATGTTCTTGCCCAGGGCGAACGCCTGCGACGTCTCCGGGTTGGTGGACCAGCTCTCCATGCGCTTGGTGATCGTGCTGCCGGAGCGTGCCATGTCGTCGACCGCCTCAGCGGGAAGATGGGCTCCGCGGTAGAGCGTCGCGGGCGGGCTGGGGTGCTTCTCCGCCATCCGCTTGAGCTGCTGGGCCAGCTGGCCGTACTCGCCCGTCGTCTCGCGCGCAGCGTCGGCCTTCTGGATCTCGCTCGAGTTCGTGTGCACCCAGCGGCGCCGCGCCTCCAGCTCTGCCGGGCTCAGCTCCTTCATCATGGCCTTGCCGCGCTTGGCCACCTCCAGCATGTTGGCCGGGTCGCGCTCCGGCGCCGCCACCTCCGCCGCAATCTTGGCGGGCCGGGCGCCGAACAGCTTGGCCGCCGTGCCCGACAGCAGCGCACCGCCGCCCGCGCCCAGCGCTGTCGAGGAGAGCTTGTGCTCGGTGTCGTCCGCGTAGCCGTTGAGCGCGCCCATCGCGCCGCCCATCGCCGCCGCGGCCACCGGGGTCTCCGGCACAGCGCCCGCCATCGGACCAAGCAGGTAGGCCGCCGCACGGCTGCCCATGCCCTTGGCCGTACCCAGGTCAGCGAACGACTTGCTGGCCTCCGCCTCCTGCGCCACGCGCTCCGCGGGCGACGGCCCCATCTTCCCGGCCAGCTCGCGCAGCTTCTCCCTGGTGCGCACGCCCCAGGAATCGTCTGCGTTGATGCGCTGAACCGGCAGGGTGATTTCGCGGTCGGCCATGGAACTCCTCAGATCACGTAGGCGCCCAGGCTCGAAGCGACGCCGGTCAACGCCAGCACGACGCTGGCCCCGCCCTTCCCGCCTCCGAACTTGCGCTCACCCATCGACACGCCGACTACGGCGAGCAGGGCCACGACGGCGAGGGTTGAGTCCAGCTTCCCGGAGCCCCATACGTACGTGATGCCGCCCACAACGGCCAAGCGCTCGACCGCGTTCAGGACCGCGGCGAGCGGAGAAGACGACCCCGGCGCAGGCGCGGGGTCGGTTGGGAGCTGGTCGCTCATGTGTCTTTGCCCAGGGCCCAGCACGTGAAGCCCGTGGAGGCGCTGCCGCCGCTGGTCACGGTGTACACGAAGCGGATGTAGCTGGCGGGGTCGCTGATCTTCACGATCGTGCTGTTGGCGCCGTTCACAGCCAGCCCGGTGCCGTTGATCTTCACGCGGGCGCTGTCCGCCGAGATGTCGACCTTCGCCACCGAGTCCGCCGTCGAGTCGCCCTGGGGGCTGGTGCCCAGCATGGTGCGCGCGATCTGCGGGTCGTTGCTCTCCTCGATCGTGATGGCGCCTACGGGCGTGCCCGTGGCGGCAATCGAAAAGTGGAGGTGCAGCACCGCGCAGGAGCGTACGTCCAGCCACTTGGACTTGAACGTGACGCTGTCTTGGTGGTTACTGCAGACGGGGACTTCAATGTTGCGCATATCAGCGGGACTCCAGCTTCTGGGTTACGGACTGCTGAGACGAGGCAGCGGAGGAGCCGGCCCCTGTACTACGGGACGCCGACGGCTTGGGACCCGGTTTGCCGGCGTTTGCCGCCGCGTGGACGCTCTGCGCACGCTTGAGGTAGGCACCCCCAGGCTCGGCGCCCAGGAAGGCTTCCAGGACCCGACGCTGCCGCGCCGCCGGTGCGCCCGCGCCCAGCTGGCCCAGCTCATGGTGGAGCTGCAACGTCAGCTGCTGTGCGAGTGCCGGATACAGGTCGCGGATGACCTGCACCTGTGCGTGATCTACCTGCCCTGTACGCGCGGCTTCGTGGATAACCGCCAGCGGCGCCTGCACCGCGTGGTCGATGCGCCCGAACTTCAGCATCTCGCTGGCGCCGGGGGTGAGCGGACGGTTCATCGCTGCGAGTCCGCCGGCCGCTGGCGCGGCGGCTTGCGGTACGCGCGCCTGCAGGTAGGCCAGTGCTTGTGTGGCCTGGGCTTGGGCTGCGGTGGCATGGGCGGGAATGGAGTCCGCCATGTCGCGGGTCGCCGTGTTCAGGTGGTCCTGAATGGCCATCGGGTCCGTGAGCCGGTTCAGCTCGGCCACGCGGTCCTTGTATGCCTCTTCCCGCTCTGAGATGTTCTTGGCCTCGATGATCGCCTGGGTCGCACGCGACGTGCCGCGGATGAGCATGTCGGGCGCCTTCTCGAGAGGCACCGCGTGCACCATGCTCTTGGCACTGGCGGTGATGGACTCGGCCACGGCCTGGCGCATGTCCGCCGTCGCCGCGCGCACGCGCGCGATGCGGGAAGGATTGCTGATGGTGCCGACGAGCGCCTGGGCAGCCAGACCCTTGACCCCGAACACGGAGCCCAGCGCCCAGCTGGCGGCGCCGCTGGTGTGCTGGCTCATCTGGGCGTGCTGGCGGTCCAGCGAGTTCAAGGCGTTGAACACGGCTTGCTTCTGCTGCAGGTGCTCCACCGTGCGGTCGAAGTCGCGGATCGCGACGTTGGCCCGAACGGCCATGTTCTTACCGCCGACGTAGTGGCGTTCTGCCACATCCGCCAAGTTGGCGTACGCGGTGTGCCACTGCTGCAGCGCGGCCAGGCGATCGTCGCCCTTCACGGAGCGCAAGTCCCGCGCCAGGCTTTCGATGGCCCCGCGGTCCACGCGACCCTCGGCCACGGGCAGGCGCTTCTGGATCGCTTCCCAGGCAGCGTCGCGCGCGCGGAGCGCGCCGGCCATCTCGCGATGGGCAGTGGCTGCGCCTGAGCCCCAGATGCTGGAGTCCTCCAGGCTCTTGGATGCGAAGTCCGCCATCTCGCGGTACATGCCGCGGAACTCGTCCGGGGCCTTGCGGGCGGCATTGTCGAGCACGCTGTGCAAACGGCCCAGCTGGGCGAACGTCTCGCCGGCCACCTTACCGGGAAGCTCGTAGTTCTCGTGCAGGCGGCTCAGGTAGTGGGGGTCCTCCATGCCGGGGAACTCTGCCCGCTTGACGCCTGCGCTCTTGAACACGGCGTTCTCCGCCTCGTCGAGCGCCCTACCGACCTCTGCCGCGCCGGTCTTGACGCCGCGGCCCGCGCGCTCCAGCGCCTCGATGCCCGCCAGCTGCCCGCGCATGCCCGACGTGATCTGGTCCAACGTCTTGACCGCGCTCGCAGCGTTGCCCGTCTTGCTGACTTCGCGCACGAGGTCGGGCTTGACGGCCAGCACCTGGTCCAGCGCGCCCTGCTCCTGGGCCACGCGGTCGAACGCGTCCGCTGTCTGGCGGACGCTGGTCTGGAGCGTCTGCTCTCCTTCGCGGATCCACGCCTGCGCCTGCGCGCTGTTGACCGTGCGGATGGCCTGCTTGTCGTAGCCCGCCATCGCGGGTAGGTCCTCGCGCACGAGCTGCGTGAACTTGCGCACGATGGGGTTTCCTGCCTCAGCCTCGACGCCCGCCGTGGTCAGGTGGGCCGCGACTTGGTCTGCGTCCAGGAACGCTTCCCGCGCCTTGCGCCAGCCGGCCTTGGCCAGGTCCGCCGATCCGCCCAGGACCGCGCCCATACCGCCGCCGAGGCCCGCGCCCAGAAGCGCGCCCATGCCACCCGCTGCCAGGATGCTCTGCGCGTTCGCTTCCGGGTTGCCCAGCGACTCCTCGCTCATCGAGCCCACGGCACCGAACGCCGCACCGTCGACGGCGCCGCGCGTGACCAGCTGCCGCGTGGCCGATTCGCCCGCCGCCTCAGCAAGCGCTGCCGCACCTGCCGCCTTGGTGGCCTGGGCCTCCGCTGCGAGCCGCGCCGCCGGGGCCAGGACTCGCGCCGCTTCCGCGCCGCGTACTGCGGTCGCTGCCTCACCCAGACCGGGAAGAAGGAGCCCGCCCACCATTCCCGCCGTTTCGCCACTGCGGAACGCCTCGGTCTGCGACCGGGCCTCGAGCCCGCTGTCGCCCAGCGCCTGGAGCATGAGCGAGCTGGCGCCCGCCGTCAGGCCGTGTGCCGTGCCCTCGAGCGCAGCCTGGACCGGCCGGGCCTCAGCCTCGGCGCGCTTGATCTCGGGCGAACCCGCGAAGCGCCAACCCTGGGTGACCGCGCCGTGGACTTTGTCCGCGGCGAAGTCCATGATCGTACCGTCAGGAGCAGCCAGCGGGATGGTCTGGCCGGGGACAAGGCCCCGCTCACCCCGAAGGAACTGCTCCTGCGCCTGCTCCGGCGCTGCGTTTTCGACCGCACCCGTCTGTAGATTCACCAGGTTGACGTTGCGGTCGCCCATGCTTCACTCTCCTGTGTGGGACGTGCCGCCCGCCTCGCGGCCCATCTCGTACCAGTCATTGACCGGCTTCCCGGCCAACATCATCTCGAGCTGCTTGCGCCCGCCGCCCGCGGCGCGCAACATCTCTTGCTTGCCGTCGGGTGTGAGCGAGTCGTATAGCGCCCGCATCTCGGCGGCGCGGATGCCCATCTGCAGCTTCATGCCGCGGATCTGACGTTCCGCGGAGGCGTTGGGGTCGGGCACCCAGGTTGACGCGATCTGCGCTCGCTCCTGGTCGGACGACTGCGCACCCGAGAATGCCTTGACGGCCTGGATGCGGACCGTGTTCCCGATCTGCTCCTTGTCCTGCGAGCGGGGGCTCAGGGCGCCCTTGTCGATCGTGAAGGGGCCGGCGCCGATCAGCTCCGAGTCCTTGGTCGCCTTCTCCCAGGCGGGAATCGTGCTGTTCAGCATCGTGTTGAACGCCGCGAAACGGTCGAGGGTCTCACGCGTGCGGCGCTGCTGGTTGGCCGTGTCGGCGCCGCCGGTGAACTTGGCCTCGTCGTTCTTCTTCTTCAGCTCCGAGGCAAGCTTGCTCACCTCATAAGCAGTCAGCGGAACCTGGCCCTTTGTGCCCGATCCCACCGCGTTACCGGTGCCGTCGACGGTGGCCACCTGCGACTGAGTGTTGCTGCTCTGGTGCACGTCCTCAAGATGCGCCGCTTGCGCGCGCAGCTTGGCCTGTTCCTCGGTGAGAAGAGCCACGGACTGGGCCGCGTTCGCCTCGACCTCGGTTTGCTTGAACTTGGTCCCGAGCTGCTCCAGCTGGGCCTTGTGCAGCTCCATGATGTTGGCGCGGGCGGCCATGTCGCCTGCGCGCTGGTCGCCGAACAGAGCGCGGGTGCGCTCGATGGTCCGGGCCTGCATCGACTGCTGATCCTGCTTGGACTGCAGCTTGAGCTTCTGCCCCGCGAAGTCGCGGTCTATGGCGTCGTTGATGATCTGCAGCGCGAAGTTGGGCGTCTTGGCCAGCGTGGCACCGTACGCACCGAGCGCGGCGGCAAGTGAGGCGCCGATGGCGCGGCCCGCCGACTGGTGCAGCCAGCGGTCCGGGTCGATGCCGCGGGCTTCCTTGGCCACGTCTTGGGCCAGACGGGTCTGCTCCGCCTCGAGCTGCTGCATGCGTGCCTGGCGGCCCGCCTCAGCTTCTGCGCGCTGTGCGTTGTCCTGCGCCAGCTGCTGAGCGTGCTGGTCCTGCATCGCCGCCTTCGCGGCCAGCTCGGCCTGCGCGGCGTGCGCCTGGTCCAGCGTCGCCTTGGCCTGGAGGTCGAGGGAGCTGGCAACGGCCGCGTCCGCCGCCTTGGCGCCGGGGGCGACCTTCGTGCGCTGCGTGGAGAACGAGTTCGTCTCGCCCACCTTCACCTGGTGCGTGGGCCCGCCTCTTCCCGCGGCGAGCTGGTTCTGCTTCATCAGCTGGTCAGCTGCGATCAGGTTCCAGTCGCTCTGGTTGAGCTGCGAGCTGTCCGTGTCCAGGAGGCGCAGAGCGCGCTGGAGCTGGTCCTCTTGCGGCGCCGCCGGCACGGGTGCCGCGGCGGGAGCGGTGATTGCTGCCGCCGGGGCCACGCCAGGGGTCACCGGCTGTGGGGGCAACAGATCGATGCCCATGTTGCTGGGAACGCCCGGAGCGGGAAGAGGGGCCGCTGCCACGCCCTGCCCTGGATCCACACTCATCAGCTCGTTGTCTGGCATGTCAACCTCCTCCGCCCGTATAGTCGGTGCTGTTGCTGGTGGCCGCCTTGGCGCCGCCACCCACTGCACCCATCACACCGCCGATGAGCGTGCTAGCCAGCGCCGCGTTACCCGCGTCGCGCGAGCGTTGTGCGCCCAGGATCGTGTCCAGGTTGCCCGACGCGCGCTGCCCCGCCTTCACGGCTGTGTCAAGGGACGTGCCGTACAGGTTGTGGAGGTAGTCCTGGTACGAGCCGAAGGCCCCTTCCTGGTCGGACATGCCGTCGTCGAACGCGCTCAGCTTGGCCGAGTCCGCCGTCTTAGTGAGCGCGCCGCCCACCCTGTAGTCGCGCACGGCCTGCCCGAACGCGTCGGAGGCCAGGCCCGCCTGCTTGGCGATCATCGCCCGGTTAGCCAGTTCCTGGGTGTTACGCAGCTGCTCTTGCTGCTGCAAGCTCTGGTCCATGCCCAGCTGGTTGCCGAACAGCCGCTGTTGGCCCGCGCCCGCCGCAGCCCGAAGGCCCGCCAACTCCTGCCCGCGCGCTTGTGCGCCCTGGACCGCCAGACCCTGGGCCATGTTCCCGCCCATCGCGCCGCGCGCTGCGAGCGCCGCGTTGCCGCCGTGCACCGCCGCCGCGTGAATACCCGCGTTGCGCCGCGCCGCGTCGAGCGCCGCCGCTTGCTGGCTCGCTGCTACGCTCGGCCCCATTCCCGCCTGCCCGGCGAGAACTCCGCCCAGGTCAGCCCGTTGCTGCCCAAGCTGCGCTGCGCGCGCCGCCATTGCCGCGTCCTGCAGGTTCGCTTGGCCCTGCATGACTCGGATGTCCTGGGGCTGTCCTTCCCGCGCGTCGAACGTGCCGGGATGGAAGTCTGCCGCCGCGGTTGCTGCGTCGACGACTTGGCCCTGGCGCAGGCGCGAAGCGTCTGCGAAGTTGCCCGTCGTCTGGGCGATCGTGGGGAGCGCGTGGCCGTAGATCTGGGCGTAGCGCTGTTCGGCGTCACCTGTCGCGGTGTTCTCCGCCTGGGCGGACGCTGCGATAGCCGCGTCGCGGTTCGCGTCGTCCGGTGCGTCCGGCTTGTAGACGATATGGAGCGGGTCAAGTGCGTTGCCCGCGAATCTTCCGGCCCAGCTGCTCATGCGTACCCCGCGTAAGGATTGGTGCTTGCGTTCACATCAGCGCCCGCGTAGCTCGCCGTGGGCTGACTGCTCTGGCCGCCACCCCCGCCGCCGAGACTGCGGATCGCCATACCGGCGCCCGCGCCGATCGCGGAGATGGACGCTGCGCCCCGCTGCGTGCGGTCGTCGAACTTCGCCATATTGACCCGGTCCGTGACCTGGCCACCGGCTGCTGCTCCGCCGATGTCCGTGCCGAGCATGCCCAGCTGCTGGTTGGCGTACATCTGCTGCGCCCGCAGCCCATAGGTGCTCGCCATGCGGTCCGCCTGCGCTCGCGTCTGCCAGGCTGCCAGCATCTGTTGCTTCTGCTCTGCGGTCAGATCGTTGCGTGTGGCCAGATTCGCCAGGAACACGCGCTGCGACTCCTGCAGGCCCGCTTGCGCCTTGGCCTGGGCGGCGATGTCCGCGCTCTGCCCGGCCGTGAGGAGGTCCTGACGGTTGCCGAGTCCGGTGGAGATCCCCTGGTTCAGGTCCTGCAGCTGCCCCTGGGCGCTCAGGCGGTCGGCCGCCTGCTGGGTGGCCATCTGGCCCCGGCCCTGGTTCGTGATGTCAAGCTGCGCCTCCTGGGCGCTGCGGCGGGCTGCCGCGGCTTGGGAGCCGCGGACACCGGCAGCGATCGAGGCCTGTCCGGCGCGTGCGGAGTTGAGCCCCGCTGCGAGCTGGTCCTGAGCTGCGGTGCGACCCCCACCGACGATACCGCGGAGGTAGCTGGCTTGCTGCTGCATGCCTGAGATGTCCGCCGTCGGATCCTGGGCCATCTCCAGCGGATTCGAAGAGCGGGAATACGCGTCGAGTGCGAGTCCGTTGGCGGTACGCCCTGCGCCGATCGCGCCGTTCGGGCTGAACTGCCGCCCGACCGGGGGAAGGTTGCTGGCCGAACCGAGCAGGTAATCGCGCATCTGCTCAGGCGTCAGGCCTCGAGCGTAGCCGCCAGTCGCCGGATTGGCGATCAGACCGGAGTCCATCGCATACTTGGAGGCGTCGGCGCTGCGCGCGCCCATCTGCCCGAGAACGGCAACGTTCGGGTCTACCTGCGGCGGGGCGGAGCTGAGGGACTCCTCGAGTCCGCCGAGGCCCACATCGCCCGACTTGATGGCGCGAACCGGCCCGCTGTCCGTGTTCACGTCAGCCGCTGCGCGGTTCCAGGGGTTGTATGCGACGGGCATGCGTTACCTTTCAGTGGGACAGCATCAGGTGGCGCTGGGGAGCGTGCCCACGGGCACTTTGCCCGCCGGCCCTGTGATTCCGTACAAGTACGTGACAGCGTTCAGCGCGATGGGCTGGCTGGTCGCGGTCGGCGTGATGATGATCTGCACGCGGAAGGCGTGGCAGCGCTGGGTGATGCTGCGGAAGGCCAGCTGGAACGACTCGGCAATCGTGAGGCTGGAGCCCGTCCACGTGTCCGTATGGACCGCCGTGTCCGACGCGAGCGCGGAGCGCGCGCTCTGGACGAACACCTTGACGGTGATATTGGGCATGGTGCCCACACCGGAGCCGTTCACCTGGCGGCCCGAGATGAGCACCTTACGCAGGCGCATGTCCGTCGCTTCGCTCGGTCGGAACCAGGGAAGGTCGATGGTCTGCACAACCGGCACGTCCACGGTCGAGGAGGTGTTGCGGCGCTCGAAGCGCGGCTGGGTCGTGTCGCTCAGCGCGAACACCGCCGGGGTCGAGCTGCCGCCCACGGCCACGTAGGTTGTGCCCGCCGCCTCGATCACGTCGTAGGCGTCAGTCCAGCCCGCGGGGGAGCTGGTGGACATGCCGCTGAGCGTGGTCCAACGCATGCTGTTGAGGTCCAGGATCTGAACCGTCGGACTGCCGTAGCTGAAGCCCGAGGCCGTGCCGAACAGCCACACCTGATTGCGCGACGCGACGTATCGCGCGCGCGTGAAGCTGCCGTTCACCCAGGCGGAGGCACCACCCAGCGCGGAGCCCACCGGCACCACCTGGAGGTCGGGCTGGAGCAGGTAGGCGTTGCGGCGGCCCACGAAGAAGATGCCCGCGGCGGTCGACACGATCGTGCCGATGCGGGAAGGATGGACGCCCACGGATGCGAACCGTTGGGGCACCGGGTAGGCGGACGTGTCGGAGATGGCGGCGGTGGGGCCGTCGCCTCGGATCAAGCAGAGCTGCTCAGCCTGGAAGATGACCAGCGAGTCATTGAGCGAGCCGCACGCGAGCGCAGGGCCGGCGCCGTTGTCAACGCGGATGAAACGGTTCCCGTTCCAGCGGGGCAAAAAGCCCTCCTGGGCCTCGTCCGTGAACATCACGATCTCGGGCACATCCGAGCGCACGCCGAAGAAGCGGTTGCCGTGGGCGCAGATGTGGGCCAGCGGCGGCGCCAGTTCGAAGGCGTCGCTCGTCTGGGAGTAGAGCTGCTCGGCCAGAGCCAGCGTGCCGTCGGAGGTGTTGTCGTCGTAGCTGATGCTCGAGTCCAGGTCGCCGAAGAACGCTGCCGCGTCCATCACGAACATGGACATCAGGTAGTACGTCGATCCACCAGCGAGGGTGCTGTAGAAGCGGACCCTAAACTGTTTCCACTTCCCGGCCTGCTCCGCCATGAGCCGCGCGTTCACGACGGCGGTACACGTCTTCTTCTGGGCGGTGAGCGTGGCGGCGGTGCTGGCGACGCTGGGCGGGCTGAACCAACTCACGCCGCGGGCGTCCACGAACTCGATGACCGTGCGGATCGAGTACACGCCGGTGAGCGCGCCGGCCGCGCCGGGCGCGATGCCCGGCTGCTCCGGGGCTGTGAGTGCCGCTGCTGGCGTTAGCTTGACGCCATCCCAGCTGGTCGGGATGCTGCCGGCCACCAGCATGTTGCGGCCGAGGGCGGCCACGATGGGCGAGTCAGTGGTGGCGAACGCAACCATGCGCACGCGGCGGATCACGCCGACGCTGTCCACGGGCGACGACTCGGCGGCGCCGTTGGCTTCCTGTACCAGGGCCGGGAAGTAGGTCTGGAGCGTGCTGGAGTTCGAGGCGAAGCGGGGCTGGTAGAACGCGAAGCGGCCCAGCGTGTCGTCAGCGGTGCCCGACGCGGTGAACAGCTGGAAGGGCGCGAAGTCGTCATAGGCCAGCCGGGCCGTGACGAGGGGGGCCGTCGTGGTGGCGGTGAGCGTGATCAGGTCCAGCGCGTTGTAGCCGCTGGTCCAGCCCGACGGATTGTAGACCGCCATCTGCGAGCCGACGGCGCGCGACGCGATGAGCATCGAAGGATAGGCCACGGCGGTCAGTGGCGTCGTGTTGCCGCTGTAGGTCAGGGTGGCCCAGTTCAGCTGGGTGAGCGAGCTGTTCCAGGCGACGATCCCGGTGGTCGGGAAGTAGGTCACGAGCCCTGGCAGCGTTACGGAGCTGGCGATGCGCTGCGAGTTCGACGCGGCGCCGCCGGTGTTGGTCCACAGCACAGCGCTGATATGCTGGTTGGGCGACGTGCCGGTGATGGTCATCACGTGCACGTTCGAGCCCTGCAGCTCCACCCACACGTCCGTCGGGTTGCCGAACGTCGTAAAGGCGGTGGCCGTGGTGGTGAGCGTCATAGATGCGCCCACGAACGACTTCCAGACTACACCTGTTCCGGTGGCATAGGCCACATAGGCGGTGCTGGCCCCGTCGCTCACAACGTCGTAGGACGAGCGCTTGCCGCTTCCCGCGGCGGCGCCAATCAGGAACGGCGTGGCGTACGAGAGCGAGTTGCTGCTGGCGGTGTAGGTGAGCGTGGCGCCGTACAGGTCGTTAGACGTGATGCGCACGCCCGTGATCAGCCAGGTGGGCGTGGAGACACTGGGGAGCGCCACAACCTTGGGGTTGTAGACCGTGCCCAGCGACGACACCGCGGCGGGGGTCGCGATCTCCTGCAGCGTCAGGATCTGCCCGTCAGAGTCCAGGATGGCAATGAAGGTGACCGGCGTGAAGGTCTGGTACCAGGCGTGCGTCTCATCCTCTTTCAGGGCGGACATGATCACGGCGGTGTAGCGGCCGTGGAACGCAGCTTCGACGCTGACCACGCGCTGACCCGGGAACAGCTCGGCAAGGCGGGAAGTAACGTAGGGCTGCGGGCGGGCCAGGGCGATTGCGTCGGCGTTGCGGAGGAACGTGCGCCCGGTGGCGGTGCTGCCAATCTTGGTCTGAGGGGCCAGCACCGGACGACCCAGCACGGCACCGTCTTGGTCGAAGACACAGTTATCCAGCTGCAGGAAGCCTGCCGCCTCCGTGGCGTTGGCGTCGCTGCGGCGGTCTATTCCCGCCTTGAACGGAATGGTCTGTGTCTTGGGCTCAAGCATGGTGCCTCCTCAGGGGATCAGCGTGTCGTCGCGGCGGCGGAAGTAGTCGAGCAGGAACACGCTCTGTACCGGGTTGTTGAGCGACCCGCCGAGGTCGCACGTACCGTTGAACGCGACGTGTGCGACGGTCGGAGCGAAGGTGAAGTTCTGCGTCGCGCCGCCCGTCGCGGTGAGGCGGATCCAGCGCTGGGCTGCGCCCATAAATCCGAGGTACTGCGTGCCGCGCTTGACTATGAGCAGCTCATCCATTGGCGCCCACAGCGGACTTTTCTGGGCCGAGTCGGCTATCCAGGTCCACGTGACCGTATTCGTGGTAGCACCGCCGACGATGGTGTTTAGGCTCATAGTCGTGTTGCCAGCGGCGCCCGGATTGGTCGCACCCTGCAGCTGCACTCGGTTAGCGAAGTCAGGACGCCCGGCCGTGTCCGCGCAGACGGAGAATGAAAACGCGCCGTCACGGCTGATGTGGTTTTCCGTGATGGTGGACCATCGGCAACGGAACATGCAGTTCGTCGTGACCGTGCTCAGGGGCTTCCACACGACCAAGTCCGCCGTGTTGGCGTTGTTGACGCGGTCGGGCGACTGCCACGCGAGCCAGCTGCTACGGTAGCCTTGCTGCCATTTCCCGGTGCCCGTCGTACTGAAGTAGCTGAACGGGTCCACGCCCACCGACGGCGTGAGCGCTGCGAACGTGTCCGCGCGCATGGCCTTCCACGCGGAGTTGATGGACGTGCCCGTGAACTCGTCGTCGTCCGCGTGTGCGGTGCCCGGCTGCACCGCCATGTCGGTCCACGTTGATCCCCCGGCGGCGCCGATGGCGGTAGCCAGCGACGAGAGCGTGGCGTACTTCTTCACGTTGGACGCAGCGCTGTCCTCGAGCAGGATCTTGTCCGCGGCGACCGGGGTTGCCTTGTTCGTGAACGTGCTGAAGTCGCCCGCGGAGCGCAGCAGGTAGCGCTGGTCCGCCAGCGCGGTGGTGCTGTACGCGCTCAGGTCCGGATGGGCCAGCTGGTACTCCAGCCAGGTGTTGTGCTCGCGCAGATAGGCGCAGAGCTTGCGCAGGTCCTCCATAGTCCGGGGCTCCGGACTGCGGAAGTTCACCGGCGGGACTGGCTTGCGGATGGTCATCGGCCGTCGACGTCGAAGAGGTCCTCAGGGGTGAACTCGAGGCGCTCAGCGCGCTGCGTCGCTGCCTGGGTGTATCGCATCAGGGCGCGCTCAATGCGCGCCACTGCGCCGGTCACCATGCGGTTGGCGGGGGCTGTGTCGCGCTCTTCCTTCTCGAGGATGGCGAACATGAGCTTCCCGACCAGGTAATCGTCCCAGCCGTTGTAGGTGATGATGCTGTCGGAGCTGGTAGCCGCGGTGCGCACAGGGATGTACCAGAGGCGCACGCTCGTCGGCGTGGCCGTCGAGGGCGAGAACAGGAGCGTACCGCCCACGATGCGCCACATGGGGCGCTCGGTGCTGGTGTAGTTGTTGCGCTGCTGGAAGTTGAACTGTGGGGCCGTGATCCAGGAGGTCACACCCGAGCCTGGCACATCGAGCGCCACCGGGCGGTAGAAGTCGGCAGGTAGCGAGTACGGCGATGTAAGAGTCGACATCGTGGCGTACAGCTCGAGGCCGCCCTCGCTGGAGTCGGCGATCTGGTCGACCAGCTCCTTCTGGGCGCTGTTCAGAAAGTCGAGCAGCTCCGCGTCCGTGATGAAGTCCGCCGTCGGCGTGGCTGTCTCGGCGTCGCAGCGGCGCCGGGCACGCGTGATGATGGTAGCTACGGGCGTGGACTCCATGGGCACCTGCAGAGCGGGAAGAGGGTCGATGCCTCCACATAAGAAAGCCCCCGCCCGCGGAGGTGTACGGGCGGGGGCCGGTGTCAGGAGCGAAACGGTCTCACTGGGTCGACAGCACCGCGAACAGAGCGAGCACCGAACCGGACGGGGGATCGGCCGCGACGTTGCGGGTACCCGAGGCGTTGGTTTGGATCGTCAGTGTGCGCGTGCTGGGAGCGTGCGTAAGCACGAACGCTTCCTGCGTTGCGTTGGCGGCGGCAGGCGAGATCTGGATGTCGGCGAACAGAATCGCCGTGAACCCGCCCGAGCCGTCGAAGGTGACGGTGTAGAGGCCCGCACCCGTGCGCGTCACGGTGAAGCCCTTACCCGTCTTGGTGCCCACGGCGCCGGTGGCGCCGATGGCTACTTTGCCCGCGACAAAAACCAGGCCAGCCTGGCTGAAGTTCGCGAGCGATGATTTACCAGAAGTCAGCATGGCTGGTTGGTTCCCTTGGGTTTAGTAGAACTTGACCGTGCCGCTGAAGGCCGGCGCGTGGTTGCCGAGGTTGCCGTAGTAGGCGCAGCGGTACTCGACGCTGTCCTCGTCTTCCGCGATGCGGAGCGCTTCGCCGGTCAGCTCGTTGCTCTGCAGGCCGGGCAGCTCGAGGCAGCAGAACTCCCATGAGTCCATCTGCGTCACGAGGCCGTAGCCCACGGGCACGCTGTTGTCGGCGACCATCTTCAGGTTACCGGTCATACCCACGACGTTGATCGCGTTGAACGACACGGAGGCCATGTCCTTGGGCGAGATTTTGTCGTAGATCACGTCGGCGCCGAGGCGCTTACGTGCACTGTTGAAGTCCGCCGGGTTGACGAACACCACGTCGCAGCGTGCACCTTCGCGGTACAGCTTCATGTCGATGTCGAGGATCGCATCGAGCATGTCCTGAGCCGAGCCGTCGTGACCCTGGCCGTAGAGGCGCGAGTCGACGGTGCGGTCGACGCCGAAGAACAGCGTCGAGGTGGGCGCGCTGGGAGGAACCCACGCCTGGACGCCCGCCACGCTGGAACCGAAGTCGCCAGCACGGAACAGGTAGTCGTTGGCGCTGAAGTTCGTCCAGTTGGCAGCCGTCAGGGTGCCAGCGCGACGATCGATCGCCGTGATCTCGGAGTTGCCCGAGCCGAGCGAGCCCGACGTGCCGTCAGCGGTCGACTGCACGAGGGTCATACCCACTTCGAAGTTCACCACGTCCGCCGCGTTGGAGAGCGTGAGCACGGTGGAGGCGATGGACGCCACCTGGCCGCGCGCGCCACCCTGGTTGCGGAAGAGGCTCACTGCGAGGTTGTTCGTCAGGGCGCGGATCGAGCCATCGATGTTGGCGCGACCGAGCTTGAGGAACGCGCCCGGATCGTTACGCGACGCCTTGAGCGCCTCGATGTCGATGCGGCCGATGACGTAGTCCTTCGCACGCGTGAGCGCGAAAGCGGCGTACTTGTTCGGCTTGCGGCCCGACAGCGCGGTGCTGAACGTGCGCGAACCACCCTGGTTCGCGGCGTACCAGATCGGCATGTTGTAGGAAACGCCGGTGAAGTCCGTGGACTTCTTGAGCATCGCCCAGAACGGGTGATCGGTATAACCGATCTCCTTGAGCTTGCGCTCGGTGTAGAGGATCTTGAGCGCGGCGGAGGCGTTGCTCAAGGTCTGATTCGTGGCGGGCATTATCAGTTACCTTTCAACAGTTTGAGGGCAGCTTCCATTCGCCCCTCGTCGGTGTCCATGTCGACCGCCACGCGTGGAGCCGTGGTCGGAGCGTTTGTGAGTGTCGTCGTCGGTGCTGTGGCGGAAGAGGCTTGCGCCACCGCCGCTGCTTGGGACGGGGTCAGCTTGGCACGGATGTTGCCCAGGTAGTCCTCGACCACCTTTCCTGCCGCCGCCACGCTGGGGTTCTTGTCGCCGGAGCGGTACATGTGCTGTAGGACAGCGAACACTTCCTCTACCAGCGCCTCACCGTATACTGCACGGCCCAGGGGGAACGCCTCGGGGCTGAGCTTGGGCGCCAGCTCCTTGGCCTTGAACTCCGCCTGTGCGCGGGCTTGGGCAGCCGCGGACTCCCGCGCCTCAAGCTCCTGCTTGAACCGGCTCAGCTCTTCCTGCTGGCGCTTCAGCTCGACCACTTCCGGGGCCAGAGGCTTGTTGCCTTCCAGGATCATGCTCTGGAGTTCGTCGGAGGTGACGCCCAACTCCTGCAGTACGGCCTGGAAGTTCTTGGCCGCCTTCAGCTCCTGGATCTTGGCGAACTTCGCGGCGGGCTCGGAGACTCCGCGCAGCTTGGCTGCCTCTTCCCGCGCCTGCTCCGCCTCGAACTCGAGTCGGGCCATGCGGGCCAGGATCGCTTTGGTGTCGGCGTCGGGCTCCGGCGTCGGCTTGGGCGCTTCTACGACGGGCGGCGGTGCGGCGGGGGTCTCGACTGCGGGTGCAGTCTTCGGCGCCTCTGCGGCGCCGGTGAGCGCTGCAATCGCCTGCGCGAAGTCCGCGCTATCCGCGTCGATCGCGGCGGGGCTTGACGATGAGGCGCCCGGAGCCGTGGGCTCCGTGGCGCTCGCTGGTGCAACAGTCAGGGCTTGCTCAGCCATTGGGTATCACTCCTCCAGGACTCGGCATCGGTCCTGCAGGGGCGGGAAGAGGAGGGGCCATCCCCGGCATACCCATGCCCGGCGGTGGCGGGAGACCCGGCATCGGCGAGCCCGGCTGACCTGGTAGCGGCATTGGACCCGGCAAGCCCTGTGCGCCCATCTCGACCGATTGCTTCGCGTCCAGGAGCGCCTGAACCTCGTCAAGGAACACGGAGAGCTGGTCCTGATGGGCCAGGGGCACCCCTTCCTTGATGGCGCACTCGAGGGCGTACGTGCCGCGCAGCAGGGCGAACTCGAGGTTCTGGCGGACGATGGGCGAGACGCGCTTGCCGTCGTCTAGCATCTGCTCCAGCTGGTAGTCGAGCAGCTCACCGTCCGCTGTGAGCAGGTCGCCCTCTGACTCGAGGTCCGGGATCTCCGCCAGCGAGATGGCGCGCTGGGGCGTGATCCAGCCCGCGTCCTGCCAGCGCTGGATCTCCTCGGTGCGCGCGCTGGGCGTGAGCGGCAGGATCGACGTGGGCCAGGTCTCCACGAACATGTCGTCTGGGCTGATGGCCACATCCTTCCACACCAGCTTCAGGCTGGTGCGGCGGTCGGCGCTGTGCACGACGTAGCCTTCCTTGACGCCGCGCTCGCGAAGCGCCGCGTCCAGGTCGCGCGCGCAGCGCAGCACCTGGCGCGCGATGTCTTCGGCTACGAGGCCTTCGAAGCGCTGCATGAAGTCCTTGAAGCGGACGATGTGCTCCTCGCTCAGCTGCTCGAGGGCGCGACCGCTCTCGATGCCGGGCGGCTTGACCGCGCTGGCCTGGTACTCGTTGGTTCCAAGCTGCTCGAACGCTGCCTTCTTCAGATCCCAGATCTGCTGAAGGACCTGGGGGTGCGAGGGCGTGCCCACCGTGATCGTGGGCGGCACCTGGCCGTCGTACTCGACGAGGGCCATGATCTCGTCGGTCATCTTCGCGCGGCCCACCTTGGCGCTGCGCGGCGCCATCACCATCGGCTGACCCGTCAGCTTCATCGCCTTCTGCACGCGCTGCAGCATGATGTTGGCTTCGCGCTCGAGACCACGGATCTCACCCGCTGCTGAATCGCCCCAGAAGCCGTCAGTCGGCGGGCACCAGTGCAGGAAGGTGAAGGGGAAGTAGTCGTAGCCCCAGGGCTCGTCGACCAACGTGGTGTCACCAGCGGCGATTACGTGACGGCCCGGCTCGTAGCGGTCCGCCTCGTCCTTCGCTCCCACGTCCAGCGGACGCGCCAGGTGCCACGCCTCATACACGCGGATCAGCTGCCCGCCGTCCACGACGGCGTCCTGGCCCAGCTCGGTGGCGTCGACTGTCTCCATGCGCGACACGTCGACGCGAGGGAACATCGCCTGCAGCACCTCTGGCGAGAAGTGCTTGACGCGGATCAGCGTCTGGGGGCAGCCCGTGTACGCCTCTGCCGAGTCGACCAGCAGCTCGCCCGGAAGAACGCGCTCGGTGGCCACCTTACGGCGGGGCACGTCGGGGAAGTGGTACAGCACTCCGGTGCCGGCCAGCATCGCGTCACGGACGCAGCCCTTGGCCAGTTCGTACATCTTCGACGCCTTGTACACCTGGTCGAGGAACTTCTGCATCTTCTTCGCTTTCGCGCGAAGGCTCCAGTTCCCGCCCGACACCAGGATGCGTGGGCGCGGTCGGCTTGAGCCGATCCGCGACACCAGCGTCTCGATGGTGCTCTTCGTGATGTTCAGCCGGGCGTTGTCGCGATCCACGCCGTCCATGCGGCGCATGCGGCCCGCGTTGCGGCCGCGGAAGCGCTTGCGGTTCGCTTCGTAGTCCCGACGTTGCGGAGTGCTCTCCAGCCACAGCTGCAGGCCCATGCCGCACACGGACTTACCAACATCTTCCCGCTTCAGCGTGAACCAGGGCCCGGTCATTCTGGTGCTCTCCATGCAGGGGACAGCATGGGGAGACGCGGGAAAAGGCAGACGGTGGGGCCGAAGGTGAGCGCCCGCGACGATTTAGGATCGGGCAGGAGCTGCACCGCGGGAAGGGCCGACCCCCCTTCTTCCCGCCCTGGCGCAACTGTGGTATCATCACCACAACCTGCCGTGGGGCACCGGGCAAAGGCTGCAGTGTTCCGCCGCAAGCGCTTGCGCGTTGCGGCCTACGGAGCTAGCATCATCACTGCACCAGTGATCCTCTGCTGCATCAACGTAGCTTCAGTGTACCACAACTTTGAAGCTGCGTCAAGCAGAAATCGACATGGCACCGAACGATTCTTCGTGCTAAGCTGCAGCATGCTCCGGTACCACGAATACACCAACGGATCCGTAACGGTACTCACCGAGGAGCGGCAGAGCGGGAAGATGTGGGTACCTGTCCGATTCATATGCATCTATGGATCAGGAGTGGCCCGGGGCTCGGCCGGAGCCTGGCCCTACAAGCCTGCGCCCGTCGGCACGGCCACCACCGAGGCTGCATTCCTCGACGCCTGGGATCTGGCGGAGTAGCGAACGAGCGGCCCCACCTCAGGTGGGCCTACCGGCGCAGCCCCGACTTCAAGACGGTGTTGGGTGCCGATCCTGCACCGCCGCCCCCCTGATTCGCCCAAAGCGTGACCGCCCGTTCAGTGGGTCGGGATCGGAGCGCTGGCCCCAGACTACATCGAGCATACGTTGCTCGAAAGCGGGGCAGCCCACCAACGGGTGCGACGTCGGCCCCGATCTAGGTGCGTCGGGGATCCTGTGCGGGCAGGACGCTACGGGATTGGCTGGAGAGGCTGAGAATGGGGAGGGTCGTCGATAGCATCGGCCCCGATCTTCCCGCTCTGCCTTCCGTTCGTTACTTCCAGCCCGCTCGCTGACCGTTCGCGCACCCGCTGCGAACGGCTGTGCGCCTCCAGGTGCCTCGCATGGGGTATCGGAGCTACCACCCTAGCCGTACCGTTCGTTCCGCGCCTTCTAGGGAGCTTCTGGCGCGATTCCGGAGGGTATGTCTTTTGAGAGGTGTTATTCACTTCGTTCACCCCCCGGGGGGTGTCACCGGGTATTCCTCCCGAGATGAGACCCTGTCATTGGGGGTCGCAGCCCCCGGATCCTGTTGTCGTGGTGCTCGGTTGGGCTATGACAGAGGGATCATGGTGGGGCAAAAGGCCCGGACACAGGGATCATGGGGCAGAAGTTGGTTCGGGTGGGGCAGAAATGGACTTGGCATGAGACGTGCGTCCTACAACCCATTTCCAACCCCCTTGACGCCAGGCTATCTTCCTGATCGCAGGTATCCCAGTCGCGTAGTGGTACCTGACTACGCACACGATGCAGCAGGATGCAGCTTCGAGTGTGCGGCTGTCCGGTACCACACCAGACTACGCTTGAATGCGCTTGCGTGCTGCCGCACGCGCGCTGCTGCTCACAAGCTCAAGATGAACGCGAGCAGGACGAGCCCGATCGCAGATAGGGTCAGGTAGGCTTCAAGTGCGGGGTCGATGTTCATGGCTGCTCAGCTCCATCCTTGACCAGCATCCAGCCCCAGGTGGCGCCCAGGCACAGCGTGCAGCCGTCGATGTGGGGGTTCTCGTGCGCGCTTCCGGCGCACGGTTCAAGGTGCCATCCGTCTTTGACGTAGATCGTCTTGTGGGCGGCTTGCGGATATCGCATGAGGATCTGCGCATGGAACGTGCGCTTCGGCGTTTCGCTCACTTTGCGGGCGGGCTTACTCATGGTGGGGCAGTCCTTTCAGCGAGAGGCGGGAAGTAGGGTGGGCCGGAGATCATCATCGCACAAGCTCGCGAGAGCTTCAAGGCGGCGAGCCTCCTGAATGCGGCGACGCTCCTGCCAGTACAGCTCTGAGCTGGCTCGGGCAGCTTCCCAGGCGGCGCGGGGGTCGAACTCCGGGTGCATCGAGGTGGTAAGCGTTTCGTCCATGAATAGATAATAGCGCAGGCGAGGACTCGGTGCCAGGGAAAATGAGCACTGCGCTGAAAGCCATACGCACATTGGGCGCACTAAAAGAGGGCACTGTCTCTTTTCCCCTTGAGGCCGGGCTGAATCGTGCGAGTATATAGACATGAACAGCGCGACGCGAATCAAGGGCGGGTGGGAAATGAGCCGAGTCGAGCGTGTGCTCGCCAACGCTGCAGCCCGCGCCATGATGCAAGGCAAGGCGCAGCCGGTCACTGAGACTGTGCTGGCCCGCCTGGCAGCTGCCCGCTGATACACCACCCAAGGAGAGACCACCATGACAACGATTACCTGCAACGTGTCCGTGATGTTCGCCACCATTGAGCCCTGGGATGTGAGCAACAGCGTGGCTAACCTCGGGCCGCGATGTGCAGAGCTGACGTGGAGTAACGCCATGTCGATCGCTGGGAAATGTGACCGCTGGCTCAAGTCCGACGGACAGGCGGCTGTCCAGGCGATGCGCGACGACGCAGTGGCGAGTGGCGGCTGGTCGGAAGAGGAGGTGGATGAGTGGTCCGCGACGGAATGTCTGGCCTACCTCGTGCAGTCGATTGCGAGCGAGCTGCGCAGCCTGTTGAACGCCGACGACTGCGAACTCGCCGAGTGTGTGACGACGTACCAGAATACCGACTGGGATGTTGAAAGTGTGTCTCCTATCGGCCTGTACTACCAAGAGGCAGACAGCGACGACGTGTACGTAGATTACAACGTTGACTGAAAAGAAAAGCAACCACTGTCGCTTTTCCCCTTGAGTCCCTTCCCGCTTCGTGCGAATATAATAGTGAGAGGTGAATGAAGATGGCAACGGTAGCAGCAACTCTGATGGCTCTTCTGATGGCGGCTCCGACCGGGCAGCCGGTGTGCGTGGGGCACGGTCCCGCGCAGGAATGCGCGGTCAAGACCTCGCACGAGGTCGTGTTTCTCAGCTGCGTGCGCACGGGTGCTCACCAGCAGATCTGCAACAAGCGCTGATTAGGAGGCTTCCATGTTCGACAACGAGACAACCCAATCAATGATCTTTGTGACCGGCGCCCTCGTGATGTACGCCCTGGTGGTCTACATCGCCTACGCACTCAGCGCGATCGCTCACCACGTCTGGCTGTGACCTAGCGCCCGATGCTCGCACATGAGCTTGTCTCGTGTGCCTGCATGGTTCGATAGGAGGAATGACATGAAGATCACAACGAAGTACACAGCGAACCCGCGCACCGGCGCTGGGCGCCTCGTCGCCAAGTGCGGGCGGAATCAGCTCAGCTCGCCCTATGAGCACGCTTTCAGCCCCGCCCAGAACCACGCACACGCAGCCGCTCGGCTTGCTTCCCGCTTGGAGCTGTCTGGTTTCTGGTACGCCAGCTGTATCACCTTCCGTGAGTTCTATTGCGAGGATGAGCGCACCGACACGTGCGAAACGGAGCCCGCTTTCTACGTGGGCAACGCGGACAGTGTGCTGCCGTTCAGCGTCAAGGTGTTCAAGTGACTCGCAAAGCAGCCACGACCACACGCGGCCCTCGCACACGCGAGGTGATAGCGCTTGTAGAGGAGTTCCCGGGGCTGACGCCTTACCGCATCGCACATAACCTGTGCGGGGGCACGCCCACACGGGGGGCGTTCGGCGCTGTTTCCCGCGCTGTGCGCGGGGGCTGGGTCGAGAAGCACGGCGGTAGGCTGTACCCGAGAGGCACTGCTGAGCTGCAAGCTGCAGCCGCTGTTTCCGAAAGATCTGAGACGCGGGAAGAGGGGTCGAGTGAACGCGAACGGTTCTAAGTGGATCCGCCCTGAGAAGCGCTGGGCCATCTACCTGCGTGACGGGGGCGACTGCGTATATTGCCGCGGTGTGTTCCCGCTCGGCTCCGACCTTACGTTGGACCACATTGTCCCGCGATCACAAGGCGGTACCAACGACGCGAGCAACCTCGTGACGGTGTGCCACCCGTGCAACTCGGCGCGGCAAGATCGGCCGCTGACTCAGAAACTTTTGAGGCGCGCGCTGCGAGCAGCAGCGCGTCCGCTGAGCATCGCAGCAGGCAAGGCAGCAATCCGGCTGCCGCGTGAGCTGCGGTGCAGCATGAACGGGGGTTGAGATGACGTTCTTTCAGAGCGACCAGGACCACGCGGCCTACTGCCAGGAGTGTGCGCAGACGTGGTACGCTATGGCACGGGCGACGTACGCGGGTGCCACTTTTTCTGGTTTCTCGCTCGCCAAGGCGGTAGTGTACCAGGAGACCGCTGCATGGTGGTCACAACGAGCCCGGCAACATGCCGGCACGGAACCCAAAACTTTTGGAGGTGTGAAATGAAGACGAGCGAGGCACTACGAGCGGCACTGAACCTACTCAAGACCAAAGGCTGGACCCAGGAGGCTTACGCCAGGACCGCACTCGGCCACGCTACGGGGCAGTCAATCCGTGGGAGGGCCATGTATTCTACCACGCTGAGTTCGAGACCAAGACCTGGAGGCGCGCGTAACATGCTTGAAGCGATCGTGGTGTATCTGATCGTGTGCTGTTTCGCGTTTATTGTCTGGACCTTGAAGGGGTTGTGACCATGTACGAGAAAGAGATCGAGAACCTCAAGGCCATTGCGCGCAACTACCCGGCGGGCGACCAGCCGACGTTCGACACCGCCATCGCTCTCATGCGCGCGGCTGAGCCGAAGGATGAGGCGGCGGAGCGGGGGCACTGTCTGCAGGCTGTGAACTTCATCCAGGAGATCGACAGCGGACGCAGCGCCGTTGACCGCATGATGTTCGAACGCGCCGCCGCGCGGGCGGAGGGCCGAACAATGCGCGAGCGTTTGCAGACGGGAAACGCAGAACTGCGAGGTATCGTGACGCAGCTGCGCGAGCAGCTCGCCGATGAAACAGCCAAACGGTTCGAGGTGACAAGACAGGCGCGCACGGTGGAAGCCGAACGCGACCAGCTCAAGGCCGAGGTGCGGCGCCTCCTGGCAACCAAGTGACCTGGCGCTACTCCTCCAAGCACTGCCGGCCGTCAGGGCTGCGGCTGGCAGACCTCGAAAAGTTCGAGCGGGCCGAGAGGGACCACGACAGGTTCCTAGCGGCCCAGCTCCTCTTCCCGCTCTTATTCGCCGCCGGTGTCCTGGTCGGACTGTTGGTGGTCTGCTGCTGAATCGCGCGCACGGCGCGCGTCATTCCACACATCCCAGAAAATCTGCGGGTGCTCCTCGATCGCTGTTTGCCAGCCCTGATCGAGGAGTGCCTGGTGTGTGTACTCGTGCAGCGCCACCTCGGCGGGAAGAAGGGTCGCGCCGCCCGCCAGCGCCTCTGGGCGGTCCGGCACGAACAGACCAGCACACCACCCCCACGAACAGCAGCCCCGGGCGTCGTCGGGGCACACAGCGCTTGGAGCGCGGTACTCGTAAACGGGGTCGGGCAGCTCGACGGGGGCTCCTCGCAGCACCATTGCAGCCTCGACGGCGCGGCGCTCGGCCAGGAACTTGTAGCTCACATCGGCGCCGGGCGGGTTGCAACACCCACCCAGCACCAGGCACAGCGCGGCTACACTTCGCACGGCGTATCGGGTCCGCCGATGTCGAGAAGGATGGCGACCATTAGGATGAAGATCACGGCGTCCAGGGCGCTCATAGGGCCACCGGCTTTCGGCTGCCCTTGCCCTTGGGCATGCTACGACGCAAGTCCGCGCGGGCCTCGGAGTGCAGGTAGTTCAGCATGGTCTGCTCGAGGATCTTGTGGTCCTGGGCCGTCAGTCCGTCCGACGCCACCAGGCGGTAGGCGCAGAAGAAGATGATGGCCAGACCGGCGAGAGCGACCGCGAATGCGAGTGTCAGCATACAGTACCTCCTACTAAAACGAAGCCCCCAGGGTAGTCCCAACCTGCCCGAGTTGGGTACCCTGAGGGCCTCTGGCTCAACGAGCCTCGCCGGACACGCGGTCCGAACATCTTACAGGGACGGTCGCGGGGGCACCATCCTGGCGACGGCCCGGAAGCTCCAGCCCTGGCTCACCAGCGTCGCGGTGACCGCGTCGCGCTTGTTGCGCCACCGGAGAAACTGTGCGTCCCGGCGCTTCTGATTCTTACTGCGCTTCTGGCCTCGCTTGGTCATGTGTGCCTCCACGATTCTTTTCGAACGACTAAACCGACGACGCGCTGAGAGACCAAATACACTTTAGCCAACGTGCGTTGAGAAGTCAATCCAGCGGCGTAGCTCGCGCGCATCTCCACTACTTCAGCCTCTGTCAACTTGGCCCGTTTGTGTGACGAGCCTACTACAGCTCGTCCTCTGTCATACATATCGGCAACGTTGTCTTTGGCCGTGCCGGCTCGCAAGTGATGCGGGTTACAGCACGCTCTGCGGTCACAGCTGTGCAGCACGTCGTGCACCGGATCGTTCCCGGTAGCTAGACGAAACGCCAGTCGATGCACGCTTCGGCTCTTCCCGTTCACGCGCAGCTGGCCGTAGCCTCGAGACGTGCTGCCGGTCCAGATCCAACAGCGGCCCTGTGTCGGGTCGTACGGGTGCGGAGGACCATTGCGATCCACCCGCAGCCATAGTCGATCTGTCCAGTCAGCTCCCACTGCCGTACTCCTCGTTCCCGTACATCTCACTCATAGCGTAGCAGTAGCCGGCCCAGTCCGCAACCCCATGCGCGTGGAGCGCGTCGAGCTTCGCCGCCGCCAGCTTGAGGGCGTCGTACTCGTTGCGGGAGATGGTCACGTCGGACTGCCCAACGACGGTGGGCGGGTCCTCGGTGCGCAGCAGTGCGTCGTAGTCGGCCATGTCCAGCTCGAATCCCATGTGAACCTCCGGGTACGTGTCAGTCGAAGTAGATAAGAAGACAGTATCACGCTTTGGGCGGCGTGCAATGCCGGCCGTCGATAAATCGTCCGTTCAGCGCCCCGCGTGGCGGCGTACGTCTTCCTCGCGCATCTCTATCCTGGGCGTTGTCCTTTGCTGTGCCTAGTCGCAAGTGCGCCGGGTTGCAGCAGCCGCGACGATCACAGCTGTGTAGTACTCCCAGTCCAGACTGGATAGGGCCGACGAGGTCCATATACGCCAGTCGATGAACTGTGACCATCTTCCCGCGCACCTTCAGCTGCCCGTAGCCGTTCGAACCGCTGCCGAGCCATACCCAGCACGGACCAAGGGCCGGCACATAAGGATGCGGCGGACCGTGACGATCGACGCGCCGCCACAGACGCTCTTGCCACGAGTGTTTAGATTTACCTGCCATGATCAGTCAAAATAAATGTCCTGATCGTAGCCCGCGTCCATGTCCTCGTCAAGGTCGCGCTCGTCATAATCTTCGTTCCGCCTGATGGCCAGCTCCACGGCCACGGCTTCCAGCCGGGCCTCCTCGGCCACGTACCACTCCTGCGTGCCGCGGGCGGGCTTGTCCCGGCCCTCCATCCCGGTGGGCGCGAACGCCCGCAGCTCACGCATGGCGTACAGGAACGCGTCGGGCAGGTGGTCGGGAATGCCGCGGGCCACGTCGGTCCGGCTGTCGTTCCAGGCCAGCCCGCGCAGGTCCTCGAGCAGGTGGCTGTTCCCCGGCCCTACCTTGATACGGCCGTTGGCGATGTCGCCCGCGATAAACTCGATGTTCGCCTGCTTGAGCGTTTTCTGGGCCGGCTTACACGGAATCTGGTAGCTGCGCCGCATCTCCTCGGCGTAGCCTTTGCCCGCTCCACCCTCGTCGACCACGATCCAGCTCAGCGGGTACTTGTCGCGCAGGCGCTCCACGTGCGCCGCCAGCACGGACGGGGTGGCGCCGGGCAGCTCGTAGCTCTCGATCACGAACAGCTCCGGGCTGCCGTCGACCCGGCCCACCACACACAGCGCGCAGGGCTCCACGGTGCCCACGTCGA